TGATTCCTCATCTTCAGGTGTCCATTTACCTGCGTAATAATACATAGTAAATATATCCATAACTGTTCTGGAATATGATGCATTAATTTCTTCTGTTGCTTCTTGTGTAAATGGTATTGCTTTAAATATTCCTTTCATCCAAGAAGGCAATTCATCAATAGGATTTGGAGAACCACCAGGAGATTCAAAATTACCTAATATAAAATTGCTTATAACTTTAGGTACTGTTGCTATTTTTGTTAATATTTTAAATGGAAATGTAACAATAGGTCCAAATCCAGGAGAAAACCCATTAGCAGATATTAAGTTTAGACCTTCTAAAAATCCATATTGTTCTACTTTAACGCCTTCATCTCTTAAATCTTCACCAAGCAAAGCTGATTGAAATGGTGCAAATCCAAATGCACCAGGTATAGCTGTTAAACCAAATGTCATAACATTCATTACATCAACATAGTTAAAAAGCAACTCACCTGTTACAGGGTCTGATGTAAAGAAAGCATTGTCTGTATCCCATGGACTAGATTCTTTTCCTCTGTCTATTGCTATACGAGTTCTGTTAAATTTTTGTGGATTTTCTAATGTTAATTTACCCCATGTTTTTAATACCTCTTGCCATATTTCAGGAAATGGAATATATGTTGCCATAACATCAGACAACACATGTCGTTCAGAACTAGCATATAAAAGGTTTTGTACTTCTTCCATAGATTTGTATTTAAGTAAAGTTTCTGCTTGTTCTAATGTTTCAATACTATTTTCAGTTGCAGGTTCTTTTGCTTTTCTTAATAAATTAAGATATAAATCACTACCTTCTATCCAAGTTTTAGCACCAACCATAAATTCTTTTTTAACATCTGGTGTCATAAATGGCATTAAATCTTCAGCTAATGTATAGAATGACCACCTAAACATTGGGTCACGATTTAAATAATCTGAAGGTTTAGCAAGAAGCAGAGAATACATAGAACCTAAAATATCATCCCATTTCTGTATTGCTTGTTCTTTTAATTGTCCGAATTTATTTATGTTTGGATTGTTATTGTAAGCAACATTTCTTGGACCTAAATCCATTTCTCTTATTTCCTCATCAAATACTTTTTTAATTTGGTCATAAAATTTACCAAAGTATCTTTCTGTTTTTGATGCTTCTACTGCATTTTTTTGTGCTAACTCTAACCAATCATCATCATCAATAAATCCACCATTAGCTATAAACTCTTTAACTTTTACAGCACCAACATTTAAATCTACTTCGTAATCAGGAAAAACAAATTCACCATTACCATCTCTAA